TAATATTACCGGATGGCCGCGATTTTTTTAAAGTGTCCCCCCCACTAACAAATGTCCCCCAATCAGAACGCGCCCTCAAAGCTAAATTATTAACTGGTCCCCTATTTATACTTAGTCTCCAAGTATTATGTTAAACATGTGGGATCCCCTCGTAAACGAATTCCCAGAGACTGTTCACGGTCTACGGTGTATGCTAGCCGTAAAATATCTTCAATTAGTTGAAGCTACGTATTCTCCTGATACGATTGGGTACGATCTTGTACGCGATTTAATTTCAGTAATTCGTGCTCGCAATTATGTCGAAGCGTCCCGCCGATATAGTCATTTCCACTCCCGCCTCGAAGGTACGTCGTCGTCTGAACTTCGACACACCCGCGATGAGCCGTGCTGCTGCCCCCACTGTCCTCGTCACCAACAAAAGAAGGACATGGACCAACAGGCCCATGTATCGCAAGCCCAGAATGTACAGAATGTACAGAAGCCCTGATGTGCCCAAAGGTTGTGAAGGCCCATGTAAGGTCCAGTCTTTTGAGTCTAGACACGATGTTAGTCACGTGGGTAAGGTCTGTTGTATAACTGACGTCACTAGGGGTTTAGGTTTGACACATAGGACGGGTAAGAGGTTTTGCGTTAAGTCCGTCTACATAATGGGCAAGGTCTGGATGGATGAGAATATCAAGACCAAGAATCACACTAACACAGTTATGTTTTTTCTAGTCCGTGATCGAAGACCTTATTCAAGTCCTCAGGATTTTGGTCAGGTGTTTAACATGTATGACAATGAGCCAAGTACAGCTACTGTCAAGAACGATATGCGAGATCGTTTTCAGGTCTTACGGAAATTCACATCAACTGTTACTGGTGGTCAGTATGCATGCAAGGAGCAGTCTCTCGTCAAACGTTTTTTTAGAGTTAATAATCATGTAGTTTATAATCATCAAGAGGCGGGAAAGTATGAGAACCATACTGAGAACGCTCTTTTATTATATATGGCTTGTACTCATGCCAGTAACCCAGTGTATGCTACTTTGAAAATCAGAATCTATTTCTATGATTCTGTTCAAAATTAATAAAGATTAAATTTTATTATATGAGATTGTGTTACATATTCTGTGTTTTCCAATACATCCCATAAAACATGATCACATGCTCTAATTACATTGTTAATACTAATTACACCCAAATTATCTAAATATTTCATACATTGAACCCTAAATACTCTTAAGAAACGCCAAGTCTGAGGTTGTAAGCGAGTCCAGATCTGGAAGATCAGAAAACACTGGTGTATTCCCAACGCTTTCCTCAGGTTGTGATTGAACTGTATTCGGATCGTTATGACGTCGTGGTTGGTGTTGAATATTCTCTCGTGGTGCTTGATTATCTTGAAATAGAGGGGATTTTTGATCGTCCAGGTATACACGCCACTCTCGCATTGAGTTGCAGTGAGTAATTCCCCTGTGCGTAAATCCATGATTTGCACAGTCTATTCCGAAGTAGTAAGAACACCCGCACGTTAGATCAATTCTACGCCTGCGAACTGGCCTCCTCTTGGCTATTCTGTGTTGCACTTTGATTGGTACCTGAGTACAATGGGCTGTTGAGGGTGACGAATTCTGCATTCTTTATAGCCCACTCTTTTAATGCCGAATTCTTCTCTTCGTCCAAGTACTCTTTATATGATGATGTTGGGCCTGGATTGCAAAGGAAGATAGTTGGGATTCCACCTTTAATTTGAATTGGTTTCCCGTACTTGGTGTTGCTTTGCCAGTCCCTTTGGGCCCCCATGAATTCTTTAAAGTGCTTTAAGTAGTGGGGGTCGACGTCATCAATGACGTTGTACCAGGCATCATTGCTGTATACCTTTGGGCTCAGATCTAAATGACCGCACAAATAATTATGTGGGCCTAAAGAACGAGCCCACATCGTCTTCCCTGTACGGCTCTCACCCTCTATGACAATACTAACAGGTCTCCATGGCCGCGCAGCGGCATCCCTTACGTTTTCGGAAACCCAGCACTCAAGTTCTTCTGGAACTTGATCGAAAGAAGAAGAAAGAAATGGACAAACAAAAACCTCTGCACGAGGTGTAAAAATCCTATCTAAATTAGCTTTAATATTATGATATTGAAAAATAAAATCTTTAGGGAGCTCCTCTCTAATAATAGCTAAAGCTGCTTCGGCTGAACCTGAATTTAGGGCCTTTGCAGCTGTGTCGTTAGCCGTCTGTTGACCTCCTCGAGCACTTCTTCCGTCGACCTGGAATTCTCCCCATTCCAGTGTGTCTCCGTCCTTGTCGATATAAGACTTGACGTCGGAGCTTGATTTAGCTCCCTGAATGTTCGGATGGAAATGTGCTGACCTGGTAGGGGATGTAAGGTCGAAGAATCTGTTATTTTGGCACTTGAATTTCCCTTCGAACTGGATAAGCACGTGCAGATGAGGGCTCCCATCTTCATGGAGTTCTCTGCAGATTTTGATGAATTTTTTATTTGTTGGGGTGTTTAGGTTTTGTAATTGGGAAAGTGCTTCTTCTTTAGTGAGAGAGCACTGTGGGTATGTGAGGAAATAATTTTTGGCATTTATTAAAAAACGTTTGGGAGGTGCCATTTGACTTGGTCAATCGGGTCTCAACAAACTTGCGTTAGCAATCGGGGAATGGGTCTCAATATATAGTGAGGACCTAAATGGCATTATTGTAATTCTCGAAAGTAATTCAAATTTCAAATTTTGAATCCAATAGCGGCCATCCGTA